TTATCGGCAACACATACTTCAGAAATGGATTCTGAGGACCAAAAAGATATCATAAAGAAGGTTCAGGAAGCTGGTAAGAATGATGACGTTTCTCAAGAAACAAATCCACCAGCTGATGAAAACCCACCAATGGAAGAACCTGCACAAGAACCAGTAGAAGAACCTACAGGTGAAGAGGGCTTAGAAGAATACCATATTTATGAAAATATGGATAATTTATTTGTTAACCCTAAGAAGAACAACATGTTCCAAGAAGGTTCAAATGATATCTTAGACGAAGCTGATAGATGTACAAGAATCGCAAAACGTAAATACGATGTTTGGCCATCTGCTTATGCTTCAGGTGCCGTAGTTAAATGTAGAAAAGGTAAGATTTGGAAAGGCATTAAAGAAGAAGATTTAAAAGAAATTGCTGATTACAAAAACATGACCGATGAACAATTGGATGAAAAATGGTCAGAAAAATATAAGAAAAGTATTGATTGTAACAACCCTAAGGGTTTTAGCCAAAAAGCACATTGCCAAGGTAAAAAGAAACATGATGAGTCAATAGAAGAAGCTGCTAAAAAAACTAATTTTTCTAAAGAAAAGAAAAGCGGTCTTCATGGTTGGTTTTCTAGAAGAGGTGGTGAAGGTAGCAAAGGTTGGGTAGATTGTAACACATGTGTAGATGGTAAATGTAAGCCATGTGGTAGAAAAGAAGGCGAAAAAAGAAGCGAATACCCATCATGTAGGCCAACACCTGGTTCTTGTAAATCAAAAGGTAGAGGTAAATCATGGGGTAAAAAATCCGCTAACGAATCAGAATATAATATTTATGAAAATTTAGATAATATGGAAGAATCAAACAATTATATGTTTTGGCAAAACTTAAAAAGCATCAACGATGATGCTACTGAAATCTTAGGTATGAATCCACATGAAGTTGATGAATTACTAAGTAATGGTCATGATTGGGCCGTTGAGCATGTTGTAACAACAAAAGATGATGTTGAAGAAGTATACCACTTCTTAGAGTACAATATGGAAGCTAAGCCAGAAATGATGTCAGAAAACCGTGAGATGCAAAACTACATGTTTTTTGCCAGCCTTAAAACAATCGTACATGCCTCATCTGAATTACTTGAAATGGATGAAGATATGGTTGATTCTGTGTTATCAAATGGTCATGGTTGGGCAATTGACCACATTTCGACTTCTGCCGATGATATGGAAGAAGTTTACCATTTTTTAGCCAACACTCTTAACGCTTATGATGGCGATACTGAGGGTGGTTATGAAGATGAGTATGGTAGTGTTGAAAACATCAATATGAATGAAGCTGAGTATAAAGGCAAGACAGTTAAATTGGGTAAACCAACAAAAGGTGATGTTAAAAAGTTCAAGGTTTATGTTAAAAATAAAAAAGGTAGAGTTGTAAAGGTTAACTTTGGTGACCCTAATATGGAAATTAAAAGAGATAACCCAAAGAGAAGAAAATCGTTTAGAGCTCGTCATAAATGTGCTCAAGCAAAGGATAGAACAACTCCTAAGTATTGGTCATGTAAGATGTGGTCTAGAAGACCAGTATCAAAAATAGTTTCAGAAAAAACTAATGAGGTTAATGAAAATTTGTTTAAGTCAAATAAAAATAGTACTTTTGATAAATTATTCTTAAAGAAAAAATTAAACGAAACTTTTAATCAAAATGATAAGATGAGCGAACCGATTACAAAACCAATAACTAAGCCAGCAACAACACCTAGTGAAACACCATCTAGAAAGAATAAGCCATTTTTACCTCAACCAAATATTTCAGTACCACCAAAGGCTATGAAAGAAGGTAAATCTAATTTTGAAATTTACCATAAAACACTCGCATCATGCTTGGATGAGATTAAAGATTATGCTATTGCTAGAGGTTTTGACCCAATTGAATTTGGGACATTTGATGTTGAACATGTTAATTACGGCACAACTAAAAGAATCACCTTACCATTAATGGTTAATGGTGAGCCTAATAGAAAACGCTTATTTGCTCAAATCTATAGAATGGATAGTGGCAATTACGAATTAAATATGTATGTTTCATAATGAAAGAAATGTTTTTAATATATGTTAATGTGGTTGGTAAGAACTATGAGGGTAATTATCTTTACGAGTTTATATTTTCTGATACAACAAAAAATATAGATGGTGATGAATGGGATACCTTTCCAGCATCTGGAAGACCAGAACCACCACATGACGTTTTTATTAAAAAGGTAGGTAGACTTGAATCGCCTATGATACTTGACGTAATTCAAAACTCTGATACCTTCGCTGTTTGGGATGCTGTTGATGGTGTGATAAGCTTAGCTTGGGAGAACATAAATGCTTACGAATCATACCCAGAAAAAAGAATTTCTTTTAGATTTGGTGAACCAATAAAAGAAGTTGAAGATAAGTTATACGAAAAAGACCTAATATTAAATTATACCAAGATTAACCATGGATAAACAAAATAAAAAATTAACCGAAGACGAAAAATTATCGATTAAGGTTAATCAAAGCACTCTTGAAAAACCAAGTGCAACTAAAGAATTAGCTAAACTAGTAAATAAGAATCCTAATATTAAAATTGATTTGGATAATCCAGCAATTTCAAAAAGTAGTTCTTCTAGTTCTAGTTCTAATACTTCTATGGCTATACAAATGGAAAATGTTGATGCTCAAATAACACCACAGGATAAGGCAACTATTAAGTACCTATCTAATGTAAAAGATAGTAATACTAATGAGATTTCTAAGCCATTTACTATTGGAGAAAAGAAATATCAAATGGTTAGAGGTATGACACCAGAAAAAAACATAGTGGTTGGTGTATATTGCTTTGACGATGTTGATGATAATGGTGAGAATATCATTCACCCAATGGATTATTTTGAAGAGAATATTGCAAATCCAATGAAAGAAACAATGGGTATGCAGGGTCAAGATATCAAAGTGGCTGAAGAAGATACTTATCAAGGTTTTAAACATTTTCTTGTTAATAAACGAACAAATGAAATACGTAAATTTAAAACAATAGAAGAAATTTTTTCTTCTAATAAATTAGACGAAGAAGAATATATGGGTGTTGTTAGTTTTAAAAAACATATGAATGAAAAATTATTTGGTAGACGTAAAAAAATGAATGAATTAGATTCGGACCCAGCTAAAGAAATGGATTTGGAAGAAGCTAAACAATTAGCAATAATTGTTATTAAGGCGTTACAAAATAATTCAGCGATAAGTGCTAAATTAAAAAGAGTATATAATTCTACTAATGTTCAAGTTAAACAAACATTAGTTGATTATTTTATTAAAGCTATTGGTATGAACCCAAATCAAATAGGAAAATATGTTAAGACAGTTAGGGATACTGGTAAAGATTTAAAAAATAAAGATATGCAAGCTAGTAAAGCAACCGAACAACCAATAACTGAAAAAAGAGTTATTAACAAAAAAAGCTTAGAGGAAAGCTTAAAAACCAAAAGAGTAATATAAGTTATAAAAATAAAAGATATAAAGTAATGAATAACTATAAAAAAATAGCTGAATTGGCTTTGAAGAAGGTAAAAGCTGGTAAAAAAATGCTAAACGAAAGTGTTTTGTACCCAGAATCTTTATCTGAACGAATGCACCCTGAGTTAGAGAAGGATTTGTTAAACCAAAAACACTCATTGGGTAAACACCCTATATTTCCAGAAGGTGATGAATCATTATTTGAAGAAAAGATAATGGGTGACAGGTTTATGGAAGTTGTTAAGCGTTATAAAAGAAATCATGATGTTGATTTTATTGATAATGAAAATGTTATTAAAGAATTAATGCCGATGGTAAGCGAAACAATTTCTTTGGAGAAAGACCATAAAAAGAAATTGGAAAAACTAGCTGAAAAAATGATTCGTGAAGAATACGACATGGATAAAGATGTTGTAGAAATAATCGCTGAATTAACAACAGATATTAACTTAGAGGGCACTCAAAAGAATGCCAAGCCAATTACGGTTGAAATGGAGTTTAAGAATCATGATGAAATGGTCTCAGCAAATGAAGAAGTTTACAAGCGTAGGTTTTTAAATGCAATGACACAAGGTGCCGCAAAAAAGGTTAACCACATGTATCATATGGTTGATGATGAGTTATCAGATATCGACCCAAAATTACCTAATAAATACGCTAAATTAATGTCGGCAGCTGATTATGTATATTACACTATTCCAGCTATGGATGAAGGTGTAACTGGTGGTATGGTTAGGGTTGAATTCCCAACAGCTGAAAACCCAAAAGCGGTTATTCACGCACAAGCTATGGTATTCCCAGTTCTTTTACACGAATTGGTTAAGGGTGTTATGGAAATATTATCAGCACATGGATTACCAAAGAATAAAAAAATTGGTAAGTTTGTAATAAATAAAGCTGATTTCTTAGCGGCTGAACCATGGGATATGAGATTGGGACCTGGATTATGGACGAGATTTACCAATATGATTGAACCAGATGACTTCCATTTAAAGCATCACATTTATTCAGATTTAGCGGCATTGCCTGTTAAAGAATTTAACTATAAGATGAAAGAAATCATGGCCAACACAAAAGAAGGTAAAAAGATTATTTTTGAAATAGTAAGAGGAATAAAAGAAGATTTAAAGAATGATGAATTCAATCAAGCGATGAGCGAAATTGCTTCAAAAAATGAGAATCAATTTGAAGACACAGATTCTGAAGAAGGTTATGATATTGATGATTTATTAAACGGAAGTGATGGAGAAAAAAATGATGATTCCGACACTTTTGACTTGGATGAATTACTATAAAATCTAAACGAATAAGGCCCTACCAAGGGCCTTGTTTATTTAAAATACTTGATTTTATTGGTTTGTGACATATTTATATTAAAAATCAATATGTTAACAACAACTGAAATTTATAAAGAATATGCGAAATGCCTTACAAGTCCTATATACGCAATTGAGACTTATTTAGAAACGTTTGACAAGACGAGAGAAGGCTTTGTACCATTTAAGTTGTTTCCTAGACAGAAGGAAATAATTTACGCTTACGATAAACATAGATTTAATTTAGTAACAAAACCAAGACAAGCTGGTGTGTCAACAACAACAGCCGCATACATGTCAATAAAGGTTGGCTTCGCTGATGAGGATAACCCAGAGGCTATTCTAATCATTGCCAACAAGCAAGAATTAGCATTTGAATTCTTAAGTAAGATTAAGGATTTTTTATCGCAATTACCAAGATGGGTTTGGGGTAGTGAATACTACGGTAACCCTAAGAATGAAAGCAAGAGTATTTTCTTAACGGATTCAAAAAAAGAAATTAAATTACCTAATGGTAGTCGTGTAAAGGCCGTTGCAACATCTAAGGATGCGTTGCGTGGTTTTACACCTACATACTTAGTAATGGATGAGGCTGCCTATATTGATAACGGTGCCGAGGTATTTGGTGCTGCGTTAACAGCATTAGGTACAGGTGGTAAGGCTACTCTTATTTCTACACCAAAAGGTATGGATGCCTTATACTACAAGACTTATGATTTAGCTAAGAAAAAGAAAAACAATTTCAATATTATTGAAATGAAATGGTATGAAGATTCTAGGTATAATAAGGATTTACGTTGGCATAAGAATGACGAGCATCAAGATGAAGTTGAATTTACATTTGAATCATACGAGCAAAAGATAAACGATGGTTGGAAACCGACATCATCTTGGTATGAAGAAATGTGTCAGGGTATGAACAATGATGCTAAGATGATTGCGCAAGAATTAGATGTATCATTCATTGGTTCTGGTGGTAACGTTATTAGTGAAGAATACATCGATTATCAAAATAAGCATAATGTTAAGGAACCTAAGTTTATTCTTGGTTCTGAAGGTGAAATATGGATTTGGGAAGAACCAGTAGAGGGCCATCAGTATATTGCCGCTGTTGACGTTAGTAGGGGTGATGGAGAAGACTCATCAACGATAGTTATTGTTGACTTTACGACCATGGAACAAGTCATGGAATATCAAGGTAAGATACAACCAGATTTACTAGCCCAATTAGTTGAAGAATATGGTAATCTATATAACGCTTATACCGTAGTTGATGTTACTGGTGGTATGGGTGTTTCTACCGTATTAAAGCTATTGGAATTTCAATATAAGCATTTGCATTATGATTCACAAAACGGTAAAATATTATCTTCTAGACAAAGAGAATTAGCAAATTACAATAAGGCTGATAAGATTCCAGGCTTCCACGCAACTTCTGTTCGTCTACCTATGATTTCAAACTTAGAATTTCAAGTAAGAACCAACGCTATTAAGATTCGTTCTACTAGAATGACATCAGAGATGAAGACGTTTATCTACAAGAATGGTAGACCAGACCATATGGAAGGATACCATGACGATTTAATTATGTCGTTAGGTATGGCTTTATGGGTTCTTGAGCATTCTTTTAAGAATATTGAAAGACTTGAAAAGCAAAACAAAGCTATTCTATCAAGTTGGATTGCTGGTAATCAGCCACCGCCAAAAACACCTTTGTCGGCTAAGCAAGAAGCCTTAAACACAGTTCAAAGAAAAATAAACCCACATCACGTTGCGTACAGGAATATTCAAGACCCTGTTGGTCAGTATATGTGGTTATTTAGCGGTAAAAAATAACATGGAAAACAAACCAATTAAAAAAATATTTGTACTAAAAACGTATGGGTCTAGCTTATATAAATGGTCACCAATACCTACAAATATCATTAAGAAAAAAGTAAGTGAAAAGGTTAGACCATTCTTTTGTAATGCAACGCCTGGGTCGGATGGTCAGGATTGGAATACGACTTACGTTTATAACATAAGAACTGTAAAATACAGACAACAGCGTTCAGCTTATGTTGAATGTGACTACGTACAATAAACTTTATATTTGAAAATATGAGGTTATTATTATAAAAACAAAAATCATGGCAGAAAAAAATTTAACGATATTTCAAAAACTTGGACAGATAATTGGTCCAGACGCTGCAAAATTAAAACAAGTACAACCACAGCCACAAAGATATAATATCGGTAATGACGTTTTATTAAAAACAGATAATAAGGCTGACTTTGAGAAAGCAAAGCTACAAGCTCAACAAAATAAGTACTTAGGACAAATGTGGAAGAAGGTCGATAACGGCTTATTCCAACAATCACTTAATTATGAAACAACTCGTATCGGTTCTTATTCTGATTTTGAGGCAATGGAATTTTATCCAACAATTGCCGCAGCTTTAGATATTATGATGGAAGAATCAACAACGCTAAACAATAAGGGTAGAATACTTAATGTTTATTCTGATAGTAATCGTGTTAAGGGTATATTAGAAGACTTATTTTTCAATAGATTAGACTTACATACAACTCTACCTATGTGGACTAGAAATACGTGCAAATACGGTGATAATTTTGTGTTCTTGAACATAGATGACAAGCATGGTATCTTAGGTGCCAAACAAATGCCTAACTATGAAATGGAGCGAAGAGAAAACGGCTTATTTGATATGATTGCTGGTAGAAGTAATGAGGAAAGCGATGTACCAAGTAGCGATAAGGTAAAGTTCTTTTGGAGAGGTCGTGACGTTGAATTTAATTCATGGCAAATTGCTCATTTTAGATTGCTTGGTGATGATAGACGTTTACCATATGGAACAAGTATATTAGAAAAGGCTAGACGTATTTGGAAACAATTAATCCTATCTGAGGATTCTATGCTTGTTTATCGTGTTACACGTGCGCCTGAAAGACGTGTTTATAAGATTTACGTTGGTAATATAGATGATGCCGATGTTGAAGCTTATGTAAATACTATTGCTGATAGATTTAAGCGTATGCCAATCATTGACCCACAAACAGGTCAAATGGATTTACGTTATAATCAATTATCTAATGACCAAGATTATTTTATACCTGTTCGTACCGAGGATGCACCAAATCCTATTGATACGTTGCCTGGTGCATCAAACTTGGACCAAATAGCCGATATCGAATACTTGAGAGCTAATTTATTTACCGCATTAAGGGTACCAAAGCCATTCTTAGGTTTTGATGAGACAACTGGTGATGGTAAAAACTTAGCGTTACAAGATATACGTTTTTCAAGAACAATCAATAGAATACAACAATCGATGTTACAAGAGTTAAATAAGATTGCTATCATCCATTTATATTTACTAGGCTTTGAAGAGGACTTAGATAACTTTACACTAACCCTTAACAATCCATCAACACAAGCTCAAATGCTTAATGTTGAAAATACTCAAACTAAGGTTACACTTTACAAAGATGCGGTATCTGATGCTGGTAATGGATTTGGTGCTATGTCTATGACTCGTGCTAAGAGAGAAATTCTTGGTATGTCAGATGATGATATTAAGCAAGATTTACTTGAACAAAGAATGGAGAAAGCTGCCGCTGCTGAGTTAGCTAATTCGGCTAGTGTTATTAAGCATACTGGTGTGTTTGACATTGTAGATAGAGTTTACGGTGATATGAAAGCTGCATTAAAAGGTGGTGCTGCTGGTGAAGGTGGTGGAGAAGAAAGCTCAACTGCTGGAGGTGGCGGTGGAGGCGGCCTAGGTGGTTCATTC